AACTCTTATCATTATCTGCTCCTGTTAATATTGCCGCTCCGCTGTCTGTATTGCTCGGCGACGCGGTTGCTTTCCTTGACCTTGCGCGAGTTCTCTAAGGCTTGAGTCGCGACATCAACGGCAATCATGGCAATTCCGAGATATGGGTTAGCCATTATCGCCGCCGCGTAGCCTATGCCTTTCATGACGTTGTTAACTTGTTCTTGCGCCTGCGCGTTGCGCGTATACGCCTCTACGTTCGAGGACATAAAGCCCACCGCCTGCTTGCCGAGGTACATCCCCACCGCCACGGTCGTGGACTTCGTTTGCCCCTTTTTGGGCTTGGTCGGGTCGCTTGCATTAAGCTCGCCCGATTGCGACGGCTCAGCAGGATTGCCTGCTTGCTCTTGACTATCTCCCGTTATGCGTATGTTGTATACCGCGGTATCGCCTAATGCCATTACACCGCCTCCTGCAAGGAGAGCATATAGCTCATGTACGCGCCCGCCTGCTCGGTGGTGTAGCCGTCTAAGAGCAAACATTTCGTTGTTACCGTTGCCCCCGATGCGGTTGTGCGGCGCACATAATACACCTTTTCAAGCTCGCCCGCGCTCTCGATAGCCTGCACAATGTCAGCGTCGATTGCGCGGCTAAGGTATAGCGACTGTATGGCGTATGTCGCCCCATGCGCAAGCACTCGCGGCTGTGGAGTAGCTTTATTGAGTAACCTGACGCTTTCCGCCGCCTTATTGATTTTGCACTGCACGGACAGCGTAGCCAGCACTCCGCCGACAGCCCCCGCCTCTGACGGTTCTCTGTCCCAGACCTCCGTCACGACGTCGTTGCTCATGACCGCGCCACCGGAAGCGTGTGCGCACAGCAAAGTGCCCGTTAAAATAAAGGTGTCGCGTATTGCCGCGCCCACTTCGGGTGTTCCGAGCGGCCGCTGGAACTCCAAAAAGGATTTGACCTTGTAAGTGTCCGAGCTTGTGGGGTTGCCCTCATCGTCGTACAGGTCAACATTGATAACCCCCGCTTTATAGCCGCAAAGGTCTTTAAAGGCGTTAAGGATTTTATCCTTCTGCAGGTCGTTGTTGATAACAGCAAACGCGCCGAGGGATATATTCATGCTCTCGCTATCTACCCCTTCTATCGCAAAGGGCATACGCTGTAATTGCAGCACACACACGGTCTTGCCGTCATCACGGGAGTAATCCGAGCTGTTGACGTCCACATAAAAATCCTCGCCGAGCAGCTCGTTAAAATATCCCGCCAGCGCCCTCTGTTCGATTAGTTTTGCCATTACTCTAACTTGCCTCCGTAATAGTTCAAAAGCCTGTTCAGCATCTCCAATTCGCTCTTTTTCATCCACCCAGCTTTATAGCTGGTCTCCTCCGTATACGTCGCATACGGCGCGGGGTCGCCGCCCACAAGCACCTTGCCCTGACTTGCGTCCATGACTATGCCGTTTTGCTTTAGGTTGCCGGGAAACGGGCTGTATTTTGTCCTGCCGAGCGGCTTTGTTCTCACGGGCGCGTTGCCCTTGAGTATGTGCGTCATCTCCGCGACAAGTTCAAACGTTGTTAATTTCGGCGGCATGTCAGTTTAACTCCAGTACTATTTCGGGCGTAGAAGCCAAAAGCTCCTCGCCTAACTTGCGGTTCTTCCATTTCCTGATAGCTGCAACTCCGTATTCGTCGCCGTCGATGTAAACGTTGCAATTCGTGGTAAACTCGAGGTCGGCGGAAACGGCTATCAATCTGCTTTGAAGCGCCCTGCCTATGTTAACGCCCGCCACATAACCGCTGCGTATCTCCGCTTCGGTGAGGTCGCGCGCGTTGAATGTGCCGAGCTGCTTGCCCGTGCGCTTATCACACAGCAGGCAGTCCTCGAGGTCGTACTGGAAATCCGATACATTTAAATCAAACATATCAGCCTCCCGCGTACAGTAGGTTCGGTGTAGCCGCAAACAGGATGTTGTACACGTCGGGGGATACTATCTTTGTCATGATGTCCTGAATGTCTTTCGCTTCCACGCCGCTCACCGTCTTTACCATGCCGTTCCACAGCGCAATGTTTGTTTGATTGGAAATCAGATACCGCGCTTGGCTAAGCAGTGCGCGTTTTAAGGGCTTTTCAAGCTCGACGCGGAAGTTTTCTATAATAGCGTCCTTAAGCTCGCGCGGCCCGGTGGGATATATCAAATAATCGTACACGGCGGAATGCACCGTGTCGAGAAAGTTCTGTATTTTGGTTGTGGATTGCCCTTTGAGCTTCGCGGATATGTCAATGCCGATATGGTTCTGTATTTCCTTTTCGTCAATCATGACGGGGTAATCGGAATAATAGTTCTCGCTCATATCCTAAACCCTCCGTTCGTCCACGGTTTAAGCAGCTCCGCCGCCCTGTCGCTCTCCAGCGCCTTAGCTCTGGGCGTAGGAGCCTGCACAATAGCTTGCGCGCCTACGTCCCCCATTTCGCGTTTGTTGTGTTTGATGTTCTTCATTGCGCCCAGCGTCTGCATGGTGCGCATCTGCGCGTCGCTGCGCCCGCCCAGCTCCTTTGCGAGTAGGGCAATAGCCTCCTCAGCCTGTGCGGCCTTGACATTCGGCGGCACGACGGGGCTATCCCCTAAGCCGTACAGCAGCCAAGCCGCCAGCGGCATGAACCCCGTAACAGGTATAAACGGCGCACGGCCTGCGCGACGCCGGGGAAACTGCATTACCTGCATAGGCTCGTATTTCTGCCCCTGCAGCAGGAGCGCATCTATCCGCCCCGCCGCCTGCCGAAGGTAAACGTCTTTATCTGCCGCAGGCAAAACACTCCAATTGACCCTAAGCGAGTTTAGGCGCGTGTAATTATTGTCGAGGTATTCGTCCGCCTCAAGGGCGGTTATGTAGCTGTCTGTGCCTATCGTCAGCATTATTGCCTCCGCTAAATTAAGGCGCGGGCGCAAGGACAATTCCCTGCGCCCCGCCTATTGCTTGTGGTGTTGTTACTTTTTCTTTGCCCCGGACGCTTTTCCTATTTCGCGTTCGAGCCTTTTGATTATAGCGTCTTTCTCCGCAACGATTTTATTGTGTTCCTCAATCGTCACGGTTCTGCCCGCCGTTGCCTTTTGTTTTACTCCGCCCGTTTCCGCCTCGATTTCGTCATACCCGTCTGCAAGGTACTTACCGACATCGAGGTCGGATACGGTCAGCTCGCGGTTTCCGCGTTTTACGATAGCCATGCGTCCTCCTTAGCCTGCGTTGACGGTGACGTTCGCGATGCCGGCCTTAAGAACGTGGCTTCCCGAATCGACCTCGGCAACACAAATTTTTTGTCCCGCCTCCGCCTCGATATCCGCCTCGCCGTCCCACGTTGTCCATGTCTCGTCAAGGGTGCTGAGTACGGCAGGCGCGGCCACTGTAAGCCCAAGCTTGTATTTGTATGCATTGCCGCTGCCCTTCGCGGGGGTTACGGTTAAAGCGGTGGTTCCCGCCGTCGCTCCTGCGGCTGAAACGACCGTCAGCCCCGCTGCCGCCGTAGCGGCCGTGTGGAACATGATTCCCCCAGCCTTGTTGTTGAGCAGGAACATATCCTCGAACGCCTCCTCGAAGTACACCCACTTGCCCTGACTAAGCGCGCCGGGCGAATCGAGCTGCGCAAAGCTGTAGTTGACCGCGGGAAGCACTGCGAGCGGGTGTATGAGCAGCATATTTATTTGCTTTGCCGTTGCGCCTGCAAGCCACCCCGACGTGAAGTCGTAAGCCGTCTTCATGAGGTCGCTTGTCACAACTATCTTTTGCACCTCGTCCAGACGGGCTATGAGGCGGTTAACGCTCTGACTGCCGCCGGTATCCACGCTTAGGTTACGGAGCAATCCCGCCGCGCTCTTAAGCAGAGTATTGACCGTGGGCGTAACATACAGCAAACGCCCGGACTGCGGCACGCGGGCCTCGTCCATAGCTTCCATCATGGTGTCAAATATGGACAGGATATTGTCTGTCGTCAGAGCGGTTGTGTTGGGGGTCTTGCCGAGCGCCGCCCAATCGGTGTAGATTTTGCTGATTGCGTAGGCGTCCATTTCTGGGAATTTGTTTTCCTCGTTGAACACCTTCGTGATGTTTTGAATGGTAGCAACGAGGTTCGTCTGGTTGATGTCCACGGGGTGAACAAGCGTGTTCCACGTGCGGTGGTTTGACAGCGTTTTGGTCTCCCAATCGTTGTCAAAGTTGCGCGTGAAGCCGCCTATTGTGTCACGGGAGCCATCCACGCGCCCCGTGGTCGTAAGCACGGGTATCTTGATTGTCTTGGCGTCTACGGGTTTGTAGAGCGACGCGTTAGGCGATGCCCACAGCGCCCCGAAGTTGAGTACATACGGGAACGCCTGTGCGAGCGCCTGAAAGTATTGAGTTGCATAATTCAATGCAGCCATAGTTGTTCTGTTCTCCTTGATTTAATTATTTTTGGGGTTGTGCCGCGGGGTCAGGTCTTACCCCCGCAAAGTTGAATTGGAAAGCGTTCGGGTCGGGCGGCGGGTTACCTCCTGCCGGTGCGCCTGTGCCTCCGGGAACCGCTTCCCCGAACAGGTAAGCATCCGAGGCTTTCAGCGCGGCAAGCTGCTCCGCAAGCCCTTCGACCTTGTCGTCGCCGTATTTGAGCTTTGACGTATCGATGAGCGCATGCAAAGCTTTAAGGTTCTTAGGATTCTCCGCCATTAGGCTGGTTTCTAGCAAGTGCGCTTCCTTAGCCGCTTTGAGCTCGGCGGCGAACTTCTCGGCAGCTTCCTTGTTCGCTTTTTGCAGCTCTGCGATTTGCTGTGCCAATTCGGTATTGCCAGAGTTTGCAGCCTTCAACGCCTTGAGGTCGCTGTTTGCCTTTTCAAGCTGCGTCTTGTAGCCTGTAGCTTCCGCCTCCAAAGAGGTGTGCTTGCTTTTGTCGACGTAACCGCCATCAGCAAGATTCGCAAGCTTGATTTGCCTGTCCTTGTTCTCATTGTTGTACTTGTTCAGGCTCTCAACAAACGCGTTGTAACCGTCCCCTAGTACCGCTTTCAAATAGTCCATTTGCTACTCCCGGCGCTGTTTTTAAACGCGGTGCCACCGCCGCCGCGGCCTTTTAAACCTCATGCCGGGGAGGATATTTCGGGACAGTTTAAATGCCTTAACCCGATTTTGGGCATAAAAATAGCAGGTAGGCGATTGCCTATCTGCTGATTTACAAGTTATGAAGTTTTAGGGCACTAAAAAAGCCCTGCTATTCGCGAGGGCTATTAGTGTTTATCTCCAAAATATTTAACGCAATTAGGTATTTCATGCAGGCCGTGCATCATGGTAATTGATTGACACTTTTTGCAGAAAAATCGAAAGTCTTTGCCGTAACGCGAAAAGCCGATTTCTCCGCCGCAGTCACACCTAAGTTCTTCAATCTGCGTTTTGGTTCCGTCAAAAAGCACTTCTTCCATCCGGTCCATATCAACTTCCGCCATTTTTATCTCCTAATTCAAAGTAATCTTTGATTATCGCTTTAATTATTTGGTGCGTCTTGCTATATGGCGATTGGTCTTGCGAAAGCTTGAGCAAGTCTTTGTCGCTATACCTGCGTATTTTTGGGATAAGCAGTCTTTCAAGAGCGTCATCATGATTTCCCGTTGTTCCGGTGTATGCTTTAAGTGCAATTCTCGCCTCAAGCTCTTCGTGCAAGATTGTGTCCACTAACTCTTTTTCAGTATCTTTCGTCTGGTCGCCTATTTCAATTTTTACTAACTTACACCGTCCAAGTTTGTCGACGCTTAGAGTTGTTTTTCCCTGAACCCTTAGTCTTGGATTATAAACAGGACTAAGGTGAAGCGACACATCGGGGATACTCCTGACAGCAGCATCAACCTTCTCTTGATTGATTTTTATTATACCACTTCTATCGCTTTTTGTCAAGGAAAGGTATTCTCTGCGTACCTCCGCATACGTCTCCGCATCTGCCCTCTTCGCCCGCCTGAACCCACCCAACGTCTTATAAGGCATATCCTCCCCAAGCGCGGACTTCATGGCGTCGTACTCTTTCTTTTCAAGGTATATCTGTCTGTTGTACGCCTGCGCACGAGCATAAGCCTTGCGCTCCCGGTCGCTGCGCGGATCGCCGGCGGGGATAACGCTCTGCTTCGCCATCTGCTCCACTTCGGCTTTGGAGTGTAGCTTCTCTATCCAGGGCACGAGAGAGCAGCGGTCGTTCGGGTGTACGGTGAAAAAGCCTGGGTGCAACAACGTATCAAACAAATACGGGAACCGCTTGTCGTCCCCGGATATGCTGTATACCTTATCCCTGTATCTCGCGCATATGGGGCAGGGGCTGTCAACAGCGTGCCAATATACCAGGTCGTGGCCGTGCTCCAGCGTGGCTCCTATCGTGGACAGATTGCGCGTCTCTGTTATCGCCGTGCGGGCAAGCATGCGCGAGTAAGCCCCGAGCTCCGCCTTAGCGCCGTTTTTGTATGTAACGTGCAGCAATCCGTTCTCGGCAAACTCGCGCCTGAGCGCATCGGCTACGCTGTATACGCCGTCGCGGCCCTCTTTGGTCAAATCCCTTACTATGCCCTTTATCCGCCTCTGAAGCTCTATGCCCGCCTGTTGCGCGCCCTTAGAGAGCTCCACGGCCGTGCCCAGCACTATGCTGCTGCGGCGGTACTCCACACCTTTTTGCTCCAGAAAGGACTTGACCTTAGCGTTCGTAAGCGTTTTGGGCTCATCCTTCAGCAGGCGCAGCGTGCGCTCACGGCTTGCCTCCTGCTCGCCCTTAAGGTCGCGGTCAAGGAAATGCCCGTTAGCCATTAAAACCTCGCCTAACGCTCTGTTGACGGCAAAATTCAACCGTTTGATATAGTCCTGCGTTTTATCGCTGTGGGCGGGGTGGTTAAGTACTTCGAGTATGCGCTTCTCGGCGTCCCGGTAGCGTTCCATGAGCTTATCAACGCTGTCCTCATTCATCGCCTACTCCGCCGCCGTCATCACCTTCGCCGCCGTGCCCGAAGCCCATTGCCGCCGCAGCGGCGAGGCGCTGTTCGTCGACCTCGGCTTGTATCTCGTCCGCCGCCTCCTGCGTCTTACCAAAGCGCTCGACGTTTTCGCGCCTAGCCGTAGACAATCCGGCGTTAATGAGCTTAGTAGCGTTATCTATCTCTGTGCCCTCGTCCTGCGGCAGTCCGTCGCACCACTCGATGTTCAGAGCGTTGGCCTCAACGCGCTTCCATCCCGTCTCGCTGATAAGAGCAATCAGTTTCCTGACGCTACCATCAATCCCGTTGGTTATGCGCTCGGCTTTCTTCAGCGCGGAAATAAACCGCGCTTTCATGGTCTCCACCGCGATATTGCTTGCGCTTTCCGATGCCTCGAATACCGCACCCATTTCGCTGATACGGTACAGCTGCTTCATGAGCAGATCTATCTTAGCAAAATTGGCGGTGAGCTGGCCGTCCCATGTTATGTATCCCGGCACGGTTTCATCGGGAGCTGTGATATAACAGTTGCCTCCGGTCTTTAGCACCCATTCGCCCTTAGCGTTCTGCATAAATGCGCTTTCCGGCGCGTGCATGTCCGGATTGCTGTGCTTGTCGAGGATAATGGCGATCTGCCCAAGCCGCGTCCACACCTCGGCAAGTATGCCGTCCATAGGCTCGTAGTCGTCCTTGCCGTAAATATCGTCCGAGGTTATAAGCCCGGTAAGCGGTACTATGGCAAAGTCCGATAGCCCTGTGGGGACGACCGTATCGGGGCCTATCTGGTTGCCTATCTGGTGCGTAGTCACGCGCTGGAATACCTGTCCGGTAAATGGGTCGGTGTAGTCCATAGGCGCTCCCGCCGCCAGAGAAAATACACGCTTGATATATCTGCCCCGCTCGTGGATTTGCGCATGCAGCTCGTACTCTGAAACCGCCGTCGTCACCGGCTTTTCTTTCACCCACGCTATGACGTGGCATAACACCTCCGTCGGATCCTCTTCATCCACCACCTTATACCACCGCCGCGGGTCTATGACGACTACGGTGTTTTTGCCGTTATCCTTGCGCTTGTATACGCGCAGTACCCCGTCCCCGAACCGGGAGAGGTCGATAACCGCCGTGTACAGCTTTTTAAAAAAGCCTATATTGTCGTCGTTAAGCATATCGTTGACGCCGCTGCTGTCCTCTGTGCCTTTGAGCGAGATTATGGGCTTCTCCCCGCACACAAAGTCAGCCGTCTTAATGCTGGTAAGCCTGTGATAATTGAGGTCTACCGGATAACACACCATGTCGGAGTAATTATTCAGCACTCGCTCGATGCGGGCACGCGCTTTGACATACTCCTCCTTGTTGACAAACCCCGGCGCGATGTCGCCCTGAAAGAGCAGGGTATTGTCCGAGTATTTACGTATGCGGGCTATCTCCGCCCGCGGCGGAAAAGCCTGCCCTTTTTGTAGCCAATCGAGATTGTATAGCATGTTATCTCCTAATGCTTAACAGTTGTAATGCCGCCGCCTTTCTGCCCCATATCATTTTCAAGGGCATACCGCATCGCGTCTATGAGGTGGTTGTTCTTATCTACGGGCTGCCGTATGGAGTTGCCGTCCTTGTCTTTTTTCCACTGGTACACCACCAGCTCGTTCTTCGTGTTCACACACCGCTTGTCGACTATAATCTCATAGCCTTGCAGCCACTGTATTCCAAACACGACGCTGTCCGCACCTTTGAGCGCGCCGACTGCGTTTACGCCGTAACCCTTTAGCTCCACAATGGATTTTGGCTCGCTGCTGTCACAGGTCACCCTGCCATAGCCCACTATAGGGCGGGTGGCGGCGGCAAGCATATCGTTCGTCAGTCCCCGCTCGTAAAGCTCGTCTATCACGTATATGCGCTTATGCTTTTTGTCGAGGTGCAACCGCACGACCGCCGCGGGGTCGGAGGAGAACCCAAAGTCAAGCCCGCTGCGGATATTGTCAAAGGTCTTGTAAAGCTCTATCTGTTTGTCGCCTAAGCTGACAATCTCGCGCAAGTCCTCCACGCGCCAATTGCGGAATATGACATCGCCAAGTACGCCCCAATTGCCGAGCGTGTACACGTTGTAGTAATACGGGTCGCTCTCGTCCTCGAGCGCCGCGTGGTCGTCGGGGCTTAGGAACTCATTGCTTACGTGCGTGGTTTTGAGAATGAGCAGGTCGTCGGTGCGGAGACAGCTCTTGCCGTCCTCCCACTCGCCGAAGAACTCCGTGTATATCCAGTGCGTTTGATATATCGGGTTGAATGTCAGGGTTATGCGCTTTGCGTGTTTTGACAAGCCCCTGACACGCTTTTCAAGCTGCTTGTAGTCCTCGTACTCCAGCTCCGTCGCTTCCTCAATCCAAATATCCGTAAGCACTCCGTTCTGCGGGGTTATGGACTTTACCTTCTCAACGTCATCAAGCCCGACAAACAATATCTGCTTGCCGTTGTTCTTTGCGGTGATAACCATCTCGGACTTGCCGATGTCGAACAGCTTTTGCAACCCGAGCAAAGCTATCGCCTTGATAACCTCGTTCCAAACGGAGTTCCGCAAGGTCTTAGCAACTTTACGCGCCACAAGGTAATTGCGACCCTGAAGCACATCAAGCACTACGCGCTCGGCTATAAACACCGATTTGCCAGAGGATGACCCGCCGTAAAATATCTGCCGCCGCTGTTGCGCTTTTAGATAAGGGAGATAAGCCTTGTTTACAAGCCCTTCGGGTTTAAGGGTTATCTTCGTCACTGCCCTTTACCTCGATAGTAAAGTCGCCCTGCGGGAACGTGTGTGAGGTTTCCTGCTTATCCCGCCATGCTTCGGGGCGGCG